CCGTTGATGTAGTCCAGGGTCCAGCCGTATGTCTCAGCCATCGAGTGCGCTAGCTCCCAGTAGTCGGTGCTGGAGTCTTTGCCGCCTCCGGTGGTACGAGCGGTTGGCCGAAAGGGTCGCGCTTCGTCGCCTCCATGATAGCGCTGAACGCCGCCATGACTTCGGAGCCAGGCGCGTCAGCCATGAAATCGTCGAGTAGCTCGAAGTAGCTCTGGACGAAACGCGCGGCGTACAGCGTCATCTTAAGCGGCGAGTCGCGCCATTCGGTTTCCATCTCCGGCGTAGGCTGCCCGCCCGCCACGGTCATTGCCCGCAATGTTCGCATCGGGAAACCGTCATAGACCTTGAACGTGTGGCCGCGCAGCGTGATCTCGGTGAAGTGATACTCAGCCATTGCAGACCTCGTAGCAGTTGATTCGTGTCTCTGTGCTTGCGCCATCCCGCAGTCTGGCCGACGTGCGGAATATCTCCTGGTTGATTGCCAGTGCTGATACTGGATTCGACTGTATCGGCACGACAGGCTGACCATTGCCCGGGTGCAGTTGCGCCCAGAGTTCCCGCGCCCGCGGGCACGTCACAATCAGATTGACCTGCCAATCCGTCGCGCCCGGGACCGGCTCTATTTCAATGACAGTCCGCAACGGGTCAACCGAGGCGACGGCTGCCGCCAGGATGAAGTTTCCGGTCTTGACAGACTCGGTGTTGGTGTTCATTCTCTAGTCCTTTGCTTGCGCTAGGTCAGCGCGCCTTCCTCAAACTGCCAGGGTGAGTTGGTGCCGTTCGCCGGGTCCAGCGACTCAAGGGCGTAGGCGTACTCGGCAAACTGGCTCTTGCCGTGTTTGACGGCCTCGAACATCGGTACCTTTGCCGCCCTGAATATCAGGTAGCGACAAGCCGTGCCGTCGTCGCGAGTGAAGCTGACCGATGCCGGACCTTTGTCGATGCTCGTGTCGGTGGACAGCGGGAGTAGCCGTCTGCCGCTACCGACAACCGAGATATTGGCCGATGCCACGCCGGTCGCCGCGGCTACCGTGTCCGCCAGTACCGAAGCGTCCTTGACGTAGATGGTCAGTTGCCGGTCGGTCACTCGGATGTCCACCGGGCCGGCGCTTGTCTCGATACCTGGTGCTCGCACGACCGTACCCGATGGCCGTATCTCGATGCCGTAGACGTACTCCAGCGCGCCAGAGCCGAAACTGACAACCGCCGGGCCGATGTGTAGATACCTACCGTCTTGTGTGGTTGATCCCATGATTTACCTCACGATGCCGCGATGGTGCGCGGTTCCTTGATCCGCCACGTCACCGCGCCCGAAGCGCCGTCGGCAACCGTTACGGATGTCAGCTTGACCGGGTAGGTCTTAGCGATAGTCGGCACGACAAGATGGACGGATTCCGCAGCAGCTTCGTCGGCAATCGAAACCGCGCCCGTCCAGACCGAGCCGTTGATGTCTACGCCGACGAGCGAGAACACCGTCGCAGCATTGGCCGCGCCCTCGACCTGTGTCGTAACGTAGGCTTCCAGGACTCCGCCGGCATAGAGGTTTGTATCGACCGGCGTAGTAGTCAGCGAGTTCGTGATGGTGGTTGCGCCGGATACCGTTGACGTGCCGTAGCTGGTCGCGCTCGGTGCGCTGGCATTGGCCGCACTGATGGCGGCTACGCCGAACTCACGCCGGAACGCTTCGACCAGTTCATTGGTCAGCAGCGGGTTGGTCAAGCCGGACTTCTTCGCGGTGAACCACGAGTCGAACGTCAGATAAGACGTGTCGGGGCTTGTGTTGACGGACTGGAACACGCCGGCCAGACGCCGGACTGCCCAGGATATGCTCGCCTGCTCCAGAGTGGCAATCACAGCATCGGCGTCCTCGATGTCGGCGCGCAGCGCGTCACCGATACCTTCGTCGTCACCGAGGCCATGCAGCGCCGTCTTGAGCGCAGGAGTGGCGGCAGAAACAGCCGTCACCGCCGTCTTGATTGTCTTGGGACGATAGGCCAAGAGCTTCTCTACCGTGTCCAAGTTCGCGTAGGTGAATGAGGCCACAGAACCCTCCTAGGTTCGTCTTTGGGTCAGAGTCACGGTCACTGTCAACGCTGCCGTCAACCAGCCGTGCTTTGTGAGCGGCGACGTTGCGTCGATGTCCGTGGCTGTTATGCGGGCATCATGCAGAATACCCCAGGTGGGTTGTGTGACAGTGCCCGCCTGAACCGTCGTGCACCAGGGGTCAATCTTAGAGCGGCCGTAGTTCAGCAGCGCCTCACGCCGCAGCAGCGGGAACACGGCCCCGCGCGCGGCTGCCCATCGCTCCATGAAGTAGAACGGGATGGCGTACTGCTGTGCCGGAGTATCGGGTAGCTCAGCCGCCAGTCCCGGCAAGGTGCCGCTGGTCTGCGGCATGGCAAGCAGTATCGCAATCAACCTAGATCCGCTTGGCGCGTGCGAGAATTGCTTATCCAGAGGCGACTGTGCTGTCTGGTCGCCCTCGCGCCAGATAGCGAGTAGCTGGTCACTGCCAACCGGGAATAGCTGACAGAGGAGGTCGGTCAGTTCCGTGAAGCGGCCATGTTCATAGGTGCTCATAGTGTTCCTTCCACGCTGCCTAGCAATGTCGGGAAATCAGCCTTGACATAGTAGGTCGAAGTTGAGAGCCAGGGATGTGCATAACCCCAGACCATCATGCTACGCATCGCCAGCATTGAATTACCCCCGGTTGAACCGGCAGCCTTGCGCCGGACTGCTCGGCCGGTTGTCATAGACTTCCAGACCTTGAACCCATGCCGTTCAGCCCACTTGACCAGCATCCAGCGGATTGACCCGTCACGGTTGGTGAAGCTCACTCGATGCCGCCGTATGCCGTGTTCCTGCCAGTTGAGTATCGTCGCTAGATTCGGCCCGCCTTCTTCGTGCTTCGCCATCGCAAGGATTCCCCATTTCACGCCCATGCCGTCCAGGTCTATCGCATAATTGACGTGTGCGCGGGCGAAGCCGGTGTCGTGCAGCATGGCCTGTTTCGCATAGCGCACGCCGGTCACCCCTATCCGCTGGAGCAACCGCTGAAGCAGTTTAGACATCCGCGCCCGTGCAGGCCCAAAGTCAACCGTGCTGGTCACAACAGGCCCGATAGACAGCGACGGAGGCGCGACGGTCAATTCCGGCATCAGCGGGCACTCTCCGTCAGGCTCAGCCGTATCTCAGTTGTGCCGGCTGCTACGTCGCTCACATCGAACCGCCGCCCTTCATGCGCGCCCGCGGGTGAGTTCACAAAGCAAGCCGTCAAGACCTCGACCACATCCCCGGGCTTCGGGACTTTGACCGGCTCCTGCGGATCAAGGTAGCCTGTCCATTCCGACTGGTTCACCTCCCCGGCTTGCCGTACCGCCAGGCGTTGCGTCGAAGTCGGGACCAGCCGCATGATGATGCTCTCCAGATACGGCCGTTCGGTGCCGGTTGACCGCTCGACACCGACCACGACTTCATCCAGTCGATAGAGGTTGGCCGTCACGGTGTCGCTACCAAGCATCAGGGCACCTCGGCCACATACGGCATGGTCAGTGGCGCGGAGTATGGAGCGAGCATCTGCCGCACTTGCGCGTAGACGCCCTCGTGTGCGGACAGCGTAGACATCCCGCCGCCCTGAGCCACGCCAGTGTAGCCCGCTGCTGTGCCGCGCGCGTGTAGGATGTGCATGACCTCGATGATGGCCTGCCGGATAACCGCCTGTGCGATTGAGTTCCGCATCCATCCGCCAGGGTAGGCGGCCACGATCTCGCCGTCACTCTCGAATATCAGCCGGTTCTTCTCTATCAGCACATCGGCAGTTGCTACCGTTGTATCGTCCAGCGTCAACGTCGTGAAACTAGCGAAGGCGATAGCCGATCCTGTGGGCTCCTTAAGGAACCACGCCCAGCGAGTCACTCCGTCAACTCGGACCTCGACCAGTCGCCCTTTGTCCGTGTACGTTGCCGAAGCCAAGTCTCTGCGCGTGATGCACTTTACGATTTCCTCGGCTGCCGCGCGCAGGTCATCCCAGTATGCGCTTGTGCCGATAGGTGAGTCTGGCCGCTTGGCCGCGACAATCTCTCCGATGGTGAACAGGCCGGTATCCACTTCGGTCGCGCTTGTGGCCGGGTACTGCGTTGTCAGCGTCACCGTCAGACCAGTTGGCGGTTCTACTGGTGCGGTGTTGCAGTATGCCTTGACTGTAACGTAGCGATACTGCGCGAGTGTCAGCGACTTGTCTATATCTACCCGCCCGCTGTCACCAGCCGCGGCGATGCTGATGTCGTAGGTTTTGTCATCGACGCATATACCGGTGAAAGTCAGGCGTATCGTAGATGCCGCGTCTGATACCCCCGAGAACGCAGCCGAGGCATTGAGCGCAGTGTAGCCGTTAGATGACAGCCCCCCGAACGCATCGTTAAGGTCAATCGTGCCAATCGTCTGCCAGGATGGGCTATAGGCTACGAGGTCGGCCGGTCCTACCTGATGCTGTACCCGGAACATTGGTTACTCCCTCCACGCCCGCAGGCCAATCGAGCAGTTCTTCGCGCACTGAGCGGCACGCAGTCCGGTCAAGACGACCCTGGACGAATCTCCGGGCCTACTCCAGAACATCGTCCAGTGACCGATAGCTGCGCGCCCGCCTGTCAGTGTATCAGTTACCCATGCCGCCAGCGGCATGATTGAATCGGCGCCGGCTACTCCGTTGATGTCAACCCATGCCGCACCTGTATAGCCTGACTTGAATTGCAGCTTGCAGGTGAACTTGGGCAGCGAATCAACCACCGAATCGGCGTAGACCATCACCAGCAGATTCGTCACGCCGGCTATTGTCGCGGTGCTCAGGAACCATGTGTCTGCCGCAGTCCCTCGGATAATGCTGCCTGTTACGTTACCGACTGCTGACTTCGTGAACGTCACCCAGCCGGCCAGCACTATCGAGCAGCAGCAGACAACAAGCAGTATTCTACGCATTCTCACTCCTCAACCAGGTCAATGTCCTGGTAATCGCCTCGTCTATTGTGTATTTCTGCCGCAGTCCAAGCGAGAGAGCCTCGGTCAAGTCAGGAAGGTATTGAGTCGGCTCGCCCATGATGTCTAGCACCACCTCGGGCTCCGGTTGAAAGTGGCCTGCGACAGTTACGGCCAGAGTCGCCAGGTCAAGAGCGATATTCCCTCCGATGTCATACGGCTTATCGACGTTGCCCTTGATCAGTATTGTCCAGAGCCAGACGGCGAGGTCTGCCGCGTACAGATACGACCGCGTTTGATTCCCGGTGACACGGAGCGGCTTGCCCGCCATCCCCCGGAGAAGGAACTGCATGATAGACAGGCGCTCATCGCAACAGGGACCGACGAAGCAGAACGGCCGCACGATCTTGACGTTCCGGCCAACACAGGCAGCTTCAGCTATCCGCTTCTCGCTTGCGTATTGTGTCGTCTGCTCATAGACTGCCCCGGAGCTAGTGTATAAGACTGCGGCGTTAGTCCTGGCGGCAATCTCCAATACGGGCACAATGCCAATACGGGCAAGATGGACGACGTGCGTGAAGTCGCCGGATGGTGCCGGATCGCCTCGATACCATCTAGTCGCTATCGCGTCAACTCCAGCGTAGTTCAAGCTCTGTACCATCCACTGCCCGAAGAATCCCCGGCTGCCGGTTATCAGGATTCGCGCGCCCTTCAGTCCGCTCCAATCGACCGCGCCCGCGATGTAGTCCAGATCGGCAACAGGCAGCGGCGTCACTGCTTGTCCTCGACAATCGCGTGCGGCCGGCGTTTCACCTCGTCGTAGATTCGCGCCAGATACCAGCCCAGCACGCTCACGCATAGCATCTGGACGCCGCCCACGAACAGAACCAGTACGACCATCGTAGTGAATCCGCGCGGGGCGCTGCCGGGATTGACCGCGTGCCACAGCACTTGTATCAGCGCACCGAGAACCGACGCGCCAACAAACGTCAGCGCCAGCCCGGTCAAAGCCTCGAGCGGTGCATGGCTGAAGCTGAGTATGGTCTTACGTGCGAAGGCGAACAGCGCGGCGGGGCGTAGCGTTGACTTCCCGAACATCCGCTCCGGCCGCACGAACGCCACGCCTGTCTGCCTGTACCCTACCCACGCACGCAGGCCGCGGATACAGCGGTCACTCTCCGGCAGTGCATTCATCGCATCGACCACGGCCCGGTCCATCAGGCAGAAATCCCCCACATCCAGCGGCATCTTCGGATTACTTATGGCACGGCACAAACGATAGAAGCCACGATAGGCGAGATTCAACAGCCACCGAGCCTCGCGTTTCGCCCGCACGCCATACACAACCTGCCAGCCCTCGCGCCACTTGCGGTAGAACGCCTCGATGAGTTCTGGCGGGTCTTGCAGGTCGCCATCAAGCAGGACAACCGCGTCACCGGTTGCCGCCTTCATGCCAGTCGTGAATGCCGCGTCGGTGCCGAAGTTGCGGCTGTGAGTGATGACGCGGACCCTGCTATCGCGTGCGGCGATTCCAGCTAAGACCTCGGCCGCGCCATCCGGTGAAGCCTCGTTCACGTAGATGATTTCATAGTCTACGTCAAGCGCAGCGAATACCCCGCGCAGCCGCAGGTACATGACCGACGCAGCCTGCGCGTCATAGTAGCAGGGCACAACGGCAGTGAGCTTCATGCCAACCCCTCGATGTATTCCCCTACAGCATCGGCTATCGTGTCCATGTGCGCTATGTCCAGGCCCGGCCAGACACCGACGAGAAGGCTGTCACTCAGTATCTTCTCCGTGTTCTTGAGATCGCCCGCCACGCGACAAGGGACGTGCTGAAACGCCGGGTGCCTGCGTAGGTTGCCCGCGAACAGCGGCCGGGTTTCAATCCTCCGGGACTCCAGATACGATACGAGCCCGTCGCGCGTGAACCTCGCGCCATCGGCTACGGTGAGGATGAAGCAGAACCAAGACGGGTCTGAGTGCTCCGGGGCAGCCGGCATAATCAACTCAGGGTACACCCGCAGCCGCTTCAGCAGGTGCGCGTGATTCGCCTTACGTCGCTTGATGAAACCCGGCAGTTTCCGCATCTGCGCGAGTCCTATCGCGGCCTGCATCTCTGTCACCTTGAGGTTGTAGCCTATCTCGCCAAAGACATATTTGTGGTCGTAGCCCAGCGGCAGGTCGCCGTGCTGCTTATCGAACCGATGACCGCAAGCGTTATTCTGTCCCGGCGAACAAGAGCAATCCCGGCCCCAGCTACACAGGGACCGAACCGCCCGGGCTATGTGATCGTCGTGTGTGACAACGCAACCGCCCTCGCCCATTGTGATATGATGAGCGGCAAAGAAGCTGTGCGTGCCGATGTCGCCTATGCCGCCGGTACGCTGCCCCCGGTAGATCGAGCCGAGTGCATCGCAGTTATCCTCGACGAGCCAGATGTCGGGCGGTACAGCATCGCAATCAAACGGCACGCCGCAAGCGTGCGCCATCATGACAGCCTTGGTCTTGTCTGATATTGCCGCCCCGATACTCTCTGCGCTGGCAACGTAGCTTCCGAGTTCTACGTCTACGAATACCGGCACGAGCCCTAGCTGGACAATCGGCGCGACGGTAGTCGCGAACGCGCAGGCGGTCGTGATTACTTCGTCGCCCGGCCACAGGCGGTCAACGCCGAGCTTAGGCGACATCAGAGCAGACAGCGCGAGCAGGTTCGCACTCGACCCGCTGTTACAGAGCAGCGCGTGATTGACGCCGAGGTATGCCGCGAAGTCACGCTCAAACTGTGCCGCCTTCGGTCCAGCCGTGAGCCAGAAGTTGTCGGCTATCTCACGCAACGCCTGATGTTCAGCATCATCATGAACTACCCCGAAGCAGCGAATCACAGCACCACCTCGACCACGACCGGACCGGATTGCTCTAGTGCCAGCGTCAGCGGAGACAACGGCCCGAGGTCATGTATCTTGTAGAACGGGAGGTCAAAGGCATAGGCGATTTTGCCCCAGGACGGCAACGTCAAGCCGCAGCCGGCGCCCACGCCAACCCATCGCCCGCCGCAGAGATTCGTCTGTGTGCGCTTGATGGTCTTGTACCCGCCGTTGTTGAGGACGAACAGCTTGACTGGCAGGTGATGAAGTCGCAGCGTCTCCAGTTCTTGCAGATTCATCATCATCGAGCCATCGCCGGCCAGTGCATATACCGGCCCCTGGCGCGTGAATGCTGCACCGATAGCGGCAGGAAGCGACCAGCCCATAGCAGCCTGCGAACCGCTGAGGAGCATCCGCTGTTGACCACGTACCCGTAGATGCCGTGCGGCCTCGAATATGGTATGGCCAGAATCGGCTACGAATATCGTGTCAGTCGGCGCAAGTTCAGCCAGTCGATGCAGGAAGTCAACATAGGTCATGCCGCCCCCTTCATCGCCCGCAAGAACTCGCCTGCGTCTGCGTGAATGAACAGGTTGATTGGTACGCCCGGCTTGCGGTGCTCGTTCACGTCAACGTCTACCACGACCACCTTGGCTCGCGGTGCGAACTCACGCGGTGCATAGCAGACTGATGGCAGCGACAGCCGCGAGCCGATGACGAGCACCAGGTCAGCCGCCCGTATGGCCTCGTTTGCCTCGGTGCAGTCCCGGCCTATCGGTATCGCGGCCGGGTCAGAGTCCAGCCCCATCCACGAGGCGTAGACCGGCAGATGGCGCTCGGCTACGAACTCGGCAAGCTCCTCCTGCGCGCGGGCCAGCCGCACGCCCTGGCCGATAATCACTACCGGGCGCACGGCCTCGGCCAACATCTGCTTGACCTGCTGGATTTCTCCGGCGGTCGGCATGAACGCCTGGGCAGTCTCGCCATAATGCAGTAGTCGATGGTTCTCTATCTCCACCGTCTGAACATCCATCGGCACGTCCAGCCAGGCCGGCCCCGGTCGGCCATGTGTAGCCAACTGGCAGGCTTTCTCAAGATGAAACAGCACGTAAGCCGGATCGTCGAGTCGCCTAGCGTACTTCGTGATACGATCCACCATCGGCAGGATATCCCCCTCCTGTACACCGAACTGACGTAACGGCAGGCCGGTGGACGCGATTGTCTGTAGTACCGGCACCTGCCCGGCAAGTACCAGCATCGGCGTCGAATCCTGCCATGCACCCAGTACGCCGGTCAGCGCATTGGTAGACCCGCAGCCGGTAGTCACGCAGCAGACGCCGAGATTGCCGCTGGCTTTGGCGTAGCCTTCGGCTGCCATCGCAGCGGCTTGCTCGTGGTGACACGATACGAGGTTGACTCCGGCAACATGGAGCCCGTCAACAAGGTAGATATTCCCGCCGCCAGGGACCATGAATACCGGACAGCCCATCGCCTTGACGAATTGCCCAATGTAGTCTGCAACTCTCATGGCATCACCTCGGGCCGTGCGGGATAGACGCTGACGACTAGCGCATGGTCGTCCTTGAATCCCTCGACCTGTCCCTCGCCGTAGTGATTCATGATGTCGGCGTAGTAGTCGGGCGGAAGCGCCCCATAGTGCCCGAACTTCAGGAACCAGATCATCACGCCGCCAGTCTCTCGCGGCTCGTCCTTGGCCGCACGGATAGCCTGCTTGTCTGCGTAGTGCGTGTTGGTGATAGCCTTGGTTGTGCGGCCGGTATACAGCCAGATTGCCGCCGGACAAGTCGAGTAGACTGGCACGCTCTCCGGCAATGCCGCGACGTACTGAATGGTGCGCGATCTCGCTAGTCCCTGGTCGTTCAGCATCTTGTACCGTATCGGCCATAACGGGGCGAGCGTAACGACCGTCGAGAATATCAGGCCAGTCAAGACGTAGGGCATGAAGTTCGGCATCTGACGCAGGACCAGAATGAATAGCACCACGGCCAACATGCCGGCCACAGGGACGTAGAGCCGCAGGTCCATCGTGGGGTCTACGCCGAAACCCACGACGCTCCAAGTCAGACCTGCTGCCGTCAGGACTATCGCAGCCCCAACCATACGAGCTATCACAGGCCAGCGTTCTCGACTCGCCAGATAGACGGCCAGCAGGAACAGCCCGGCGCCAGTTGCTACGTCCATCATACCAATCGGTACATGAACAAGCACGCGCGAGTTACTCCAGAAAGTGCCGTGTAGAATATGAGCCCCGCGGGTGTTGAAAAAGGCGCTGGCGCTGATGACTACTACAGGCAGTCCGATTATCAGCCGGTCACGCCAGGACCGCACGAAAACCAGGAAGCCCAGGACAATGGCAATCCCAGGATAGCGCGTGAAGCACAACGCTATCGCCGTCAGCGTAGTCAGCAGGACGTTCTGCCATGTGCTGCGACGCAGGCACAGCCACAAGAGCGTCAAGACCAGCGCGGCACACAGAGCTTCGCTCAGCACCCAGTTCGAGAATAGGACCAGATGTGGGTTGAGCATAACTACCGCGCCTCCGGCTATGGCTCGCCAATCATGCACGTCAGCCCCGTCCCGAATCAGCATGAACGCCATTATGCCGATGACGAGCAGCGACAGATACGTGACAGTCAAGGCTGCCGATTGCGAGTCCATCCCCATCCGAATGAGCGGAGCCATTATCAGCGAGAAGCCGAAGGGGTGCGCGAGTTCGACCTGGCCGGTGTAGTTGTGTACCCCGCGCCCGTGCGCGATGTTCTCGGCAGTGGACAGATAATGCACTCCGTCAGTTGTCAGCAGCGCCTTATTCGACCACGACGGATAGAGCGCAAGCACAGCGACGACCAAGAATACGCCGAGTGCTATCAGAGGTATCTTAGTTGTGTTCATGTTCCTACTTCTTCGCGGTTGTCATCCGCGTGTTGTAGTTGGTCATCATCCGGTCTTTGTAGAACTGCGGTGCGGATGTCTCATCCAGCACAGCGACGAGGCCGAGTCTTACCAGCCGGTCAACGTGCGGCTCGTTTAGAGTCAGCACGGTCCCGGCCTGATAGTCAACCCCGCCAATCTGTGTCAGACGAAGCACCCGCACCGTGAGCATTTACGCCTTCTCCAGTACCTCGAACACAGGCGGCTCGACCTTGAACTTCGTGCCGTCTACAGACTTGCCTTCTATCTGTGAGGCCGCATACGGCCCCCAGACATCGGCAACGGTTCCGGCCTGATAGAATGCGTCGGCACCGTCATGGTTCCGCAGAACCTTGCAGCGCCAGAAGCCCGACTTGAGCTTCCCGAGTTGCGGCTGCTCCGTTACGGGAGCACCGTCTTTGTCTTTTGCCATGTGTTACCTCTCAGTCTTTGTAGGTTGTGACCCAGAGGGTGCAGTCCTTGACGCCCTGCTTCGCCACGAGCGCGGTCGGTGTCAAGAGGAACCTGGACCTGTACGCATACGTCGTGATCAACTGTACGTACTTATTCGGGACCTCAAGGGTATCTGTCACGAACTTGGTCGATCCCTCTGAGTTCAGCGTTACGGAATCAGACACGAGCTTGATGGTAGTCCATCCGGCACTCGGTATGGGCTGGACCTGAACGTCAGCCTGGTAGTACATCACCGTATCCACGAGAGTGTCCCCGCGCAGCGTGAACCGCGCATAGGATGTACCATAGAGCAAGCCGTACAGATTGACCGTGCAGGCCGATGCACCATGCAGCGTGCCGATAGGGTACTTCTTCAACTCGGCATATCCACCGAACGCCGTGCTTGCGAGCAGCACAGAGACGAGGATCAGCGTGATTGCTTTGCTTTTCATCTTGTCCTCCCCTCTATGTCAGGTTCGCATAGCGGATGGCATTGGTCATCGCCACGCCGCCATCGCAGTCATGCCCGATGTAGATGTACATCGAGTCTTGGGATGTCATCGTGAAGCCGTTGCCGAAGCCGATGCTGGCCGACATGAATCGGCCGCTGGACCAGACGTAGTAGTACATGTCACCGCAGAAGAGCAGATGGTCGGTCAGAGCCGCGTTCGTGTATATCTGCTTCCCGAACAGCGTCATCTTCTCGGTGTCGAACGGCACGAGCCGCCGGCCGTCGCCGTCCTTGAGCTGCCAGATGTCAAGCAGCGTCGTCTCGTTGCAGACCCAGATCGCCCGGGGCCGGTGCATCTGCGGCACGCCAATCCAGAGCGCTCCGATGAGGTCTGACTTCTCGGATGTCAGCGCCGTCACCTGTGTGAGCCCGGCGGATTCGAGACCCATCCACTGCGTCGAGTTGGTGCCAACTCCGAACTGCTGCCACTGCTTGATTCGCAAGCCGTAAGCCGCAGCCCGGTTGATGGCGACCTGGAACGCAGGCACGTTGTAGTCGTAGAGTTGGTTGGAGAACGGCACGCCTACGGCGAACTTGAGCAGCGAGTAGCTGAACACGCCGGGGACGTAGGTGGCGTCAGTCGGGGCGCTGGCCTGCGATGTGATGTAGCAGATCGGCTTGGCGTCGGTCTCGACCGGGACGTAGCCCGTCATGGTATTGGACGGCCACGTCCGCACGATGGACGCCAGCGGGATGACTTCCTCTGCGTAACCCAGCACCTCATTCGCGGTCGGTGCCGGCATAACGCCGGTTGTCGAGAAGCCGCTGGAGGCGGTCGTCATTGTGGCTCGAACATGTGCTTCGACCTCTTCGCGCGTGCCTGAGAACACCGACGAGAACTTCTCGGCTATGCCGCCGTAGAAGCCTGGGTCACGCGCACCGGATCGGAGCCCGCGGAGCACTTCGCTGTAGGCATCGACCGCCATTCTCTTGGGGTTAGCCTCGGGCAGCTTAGACTCCGCGTGCTTCCTGAACGCTTCCTGCACCGCCTTGTCCACGTTGCCGTCAAGCGACGCGGAGAAGGCGCTGTTGCGCTCTTCAATCATGCCGGTGAACAGATTACAGACCTTCTCCAGTGACGCCCGTTCCTCAGGTGTCTTGGCGACGTCTGCTATCCGCAGCCGGTCTTTGTCAGTCAAATCGGGCACTTAGCCCTCCTTGGTTTCGGACATTGCGCCGAGCAGTTCCACTACGCCACGGTTCGCCGGCTGCGTTGCTGGCTGCTGAACCTCTGGCTTTACGGGCTGGACCGCGGCTCGGCTTTCGCGGCCAGTCCATCGGTCAATATCTTCCTGCTTAAGTCGTCCACTCTTGACGGCCTCCATGAACGCCTTGTTCATGGCGAAAGGGTTGGCAGGTACGGCAACGCTGGAATACTCGAACAGCACCCACTTGACGTAGTGCAGCACGTCAACCGTTTCATCCGAGTCGGCAATCGACACGGCTCGCGGTTCGCTCATCTTCGGCCTGAAGCCGATTGACCAACCATCGAGCACGCCCTGGCGGTGCATGTCGTAGAGCAATGCCGGGAACTGGTCCGTTACTCCCTCTATCCCCGGCTGGTAGAACTGTGTTTTCGCTACCAAGCCCTTCACGTTCTTGAATGTGTCGCCGTTGATGTCGAGTGATTTCCCGACAGGCAGCATATCCCGCATGACATCGAAGCCATGCTGCCAGAGCACCCGCACGCCATTGGGGGGTGCCTCCATCCCATCGGTCAGCACGACTTCGCCATAGCGGTCAATATGCTCGGTCGTGATGAAGTGCGTCAGTGTCAGCGAATCGTTATCAGCCTTGAGCACGGGCAGCCCTGCCTGCCAGAGTCTCTTAAGTTCGTCAGCCATTACTCCTCCTGTGCCGGAGTCAGAACCGGCAGTACAGTACAGCGGCAGTTGATGATGTTACCCGGGGAGCCTGATGGGTCGCCGGGGAATTGCAGCGTTTCGCTACCGACAGCAAAGCCGTCTGCCAAGCCGACAGTCTGGCCGTCAGCTTCGATATGCTCGTCTCTGGTGCGGTCGTCCTGTATTGCCAGCCATTCCTTCGCCGCGACTTCTCCCGACCCGGCGTAGGTATCTAGCGCAGCCTCGTTCAGTGTGCCAAGCACTTCCGTCCGAGCTATCCGTTCGGCTCGGACGGGCGATAGCATAGCCTCAGCTTCCAGCGCGTCGAGCATCTGCTGTAGCGTCCAGCCCTCGGTCGTGCCGGTTGCTATGAGGCCATCGACAGCCGTGAAGGTCCCGTCTCCGGTGATCGCACCCCAATGCTCGGCCCGTGCGCGCAGCTTCGCCATGATGTCCTCGGCCAGCCCTCGTATGACATCCGGCTTGCGAGCGCGGCCGGTTATATCGGCTATCTGACCTGCGGCCATGTCCATCCCCTCGCGCCAGACAGCCGGCAGCACGGCCATGCGGACCCTCATCTGTGCCGTGTCAAACTGCTCGCGGCTATACGGGATAGTCCCTGACTTCTCCCAGTTCTCGCGGGCGGAGTCCTGCAACGCTGCTGTCGTGGCACCGAACAGCTTGCGCCACTTGGCCGTATAGGTGCCGTCGTTCTCGCTGTCGAACCGTGCGGCCAGCTTGTCGAAGCCGCGCCAGTAGATCGCGCGCATGGCGTCGCTGCGGTTGTTGATGTCCTTGCGCCGAGTCATACGGACATAGCTGAGCACGGCCCGGGCGGTGTCCACTGGCAAAGCACGACCTGGCGAGATAGCCGGTCTTACCTTGTACGGCATGGCGGTGAACGGCCGCCAAAGCACATCACCCTCCGGCCCGATGTCAGCCAGCCCCAGCCTGGCACGGGCCTCGTTCACGGTAACAACCATCCCGGCTATCGGGCCAATGCGCTGCGCGGACTCGTCCCAAAGCAGCCGGGCAATGTAGCTGTCACTCTCCACCAGCTTGAGCCGCAAGCCGCGGCCGAATAACGGCACGAGTCGCTGCGATAGCGCGCCCTCGATGAGCCGCCACCGCGGGCGTAGCGTGTCCTCAAGGAACGTGACTCGCTGTTCCTTGAAGTTGGCATAACGCGCCTCACTGTCACCGAGCAGCGCCGGCGGCACGCCCATCGCCGTCGCTATCTCCTCCCGCGCCATGTTGCCGAGTTCAGGTAGCCGCAGGTCAGCAAGCGACATCCCGAACTTGTGCAACTCAGCCTCCGCCCCGTCCAGGACAATCACGCCGCTGTTCTTGGTGTCTTTGGCCTGCCCTCTGAACTTGGTCATCCACTCCGCGAACTGCTCGGGCGGCATGGCCTGTTTGAGCATCAGCACCGCTGCGATTGTCGCGCCATTCTCTAGCGTGTCACTTGAATGCCTGTCCGTCTGATACGCGGTCTTGGCTGCCAGTAGCGAAGCCTCGGCCGGTGCCACGGCATCGAATAGACTGGTGGGGTCAGACGGCATGACTTCAATCACTCTGTCGCGCTCGTAGTGGTTCGTGCCGATTCTGTAGCTGCTCGGCGGGTACGTCCGGCCGCTCTCGAAGCTGACGACACAGACGTTGAGCGAGTACGGCATGTACCACAAGGGATTCTCCGTATCCGTCACCACCAGCCGCGCCCCGCCACTGAGTGCAATATGGCCAAGGATCAAGCCCAGCCAGTGTTCCCAGGTCATGCTATTGAACGGCTCATTGACCCATTCGTCAAACTTGGCGTTATTGACGGGCTCATCTGCGGCATCGACAAGCTGTGGCCGTATCGTGCCCGCATCGCGGAGCACGCTGACGCAGCGGAACACTGTGCCGATGTTGGCGAACGAGGCTTCGGCTGAGTTGATACGTGTGCCGCCTTCTGTCCCGCCGACAATCGAGAAGATGTCGCGCCATTGCTGAGCGGTCCATCGCTTGACGGGCGTATTGCTCGCGCGGTTGCGACGAGGACGGAAGAGATCTAAGATTGCCATCGGAACACCCCTATGTTCGGTACTCTGAGTTGGCCGCATGACGCCACGGCGTAGCGCATTTCATCCATGCCGTCATCGTTCTCTTTCACCATGTCCTCTTTGCCCTTGCCCTTCCAGATGTAACCGCCGAACTCGTCCGTGGTCCGGCATGGTAATCCGGCGATGCGTCGGGCTTGGTCTACCTCGTCCAGCGCGTCGGCCAAGAAGTAGATGCGCGGCTCCGTGATCTTCTCCGGGTCTGCTACGTCCTGATGCGGGAATAGCTCATAGCACGCCGCCTGTCCACCAAGCCGGTCATTGACTGCCTCTCGGCAGCAGTACCCACCGCGCTTGTATTCCTCGGCAGCCCATAGCGCAGCCGGGTCGTAGTAGACCTCAAGCTGGACGCTTAGCTCTCGGCTGATCTCGACGGCACGCTTGACATGAGAGGTGATAGGCCGGCGCGTCATGTAGGTCTCACGCTGCAAGAACCAGACCGACTTGGCCTGTAGCGCACCCTCGGGCGCCACACGCCACCAGCCGTGAACGTGCGGGTGGTCGGTACCAGGATCGGCGGCTTGGACGCAGCGATAGCCGGCAAGCTGCTCGCGGCTCACGATGACCTTGCCGGTTCCGTCAATGTAGTCATCACCCTTGCGCTCGAGTATCTGCGCGCGCGGGTCAAACGGATAGACCAGCCCTTCGAAGCTCACCCACTGGCCGAGCGCATTGCGTAGCTTGAACACGCCGGTCAACTCGTCAAGCCGCTGATAGTAGCTCGGGGTCAACAGCCCAAGCTCACGCGGGATGGTGTTCATTTCGACAACGCGATGTCCCGCACGCTTCTCCATGTAGAACCGATGGTGGAGCCAGTGATTAGGACCGGCAGGATTGGTCATCAGGAATACCTGGGGCGGGATGTCAGCGCGACGCATACACCGGCCTATCGTCACATCGTACAGGTCAGGGACCGGCACCTCTTTGGCTTCGTCCAGATAGACCCGGTGCGCCTCACGCCCGGACCATATGTTGACTTGCCCCTCTGCCGGCTTGAGCCCGCCGCCATAGACCGGGCAATCAATCCCGCTCGACGTGCGTATCTTGAACGTCATCTCCTGTACGTGGTAGTCCTTGATACGACTTGGCACGCGCTCCACAAGCCAGTCAACTGTCCGCTGCCAAAGGTTGTGCCGGCAGGCGTTGGCCGTGTACTGCATCAGGAACGTCTTGATACCGGGATGCTTCTCAGCATCGAGCAGCATCTTGACTGGCGGCACTTCAGTCTTGCCTGTGCCCCAGGGTCCGGTGAGTAAGACGTTCTCCTCAGTCGCTAGCAACGCGGCACGCTGCGCCTCGGTAGCTGGTTGCCAGTTCATGTCAATGGTCGGGCTGCTTGTAGGTGCTTGAATAATGACATAGCTGTATTGTGTCACCGGCAGCCCGCAATAGAAGGCTCCGCCCGAGGCGCAGGGCGGAGCTACCGATGCCGCGAGAGCTGACAGAATGCACAGCGCGGCAAGAATGCTCGTCAATCAGACTTCATGCTCGCCTCTGGGGTTGTCCTGTGTGCAGCAGGATTGGTTTGACTGAATCGCTCTGCCAGTATCATCCACCAGGGCCGAGGCTGCCGCAGTTGCGCGTAGGTCACAGGGTAGGGCTTCACTTGCCCGCCTTGATTCTGCTCTCCATGCTGGCGTCGAGCCGCACGTACAGCGGGGCAATGGCGTTGCCTTCGGGATCGGTGAGGACTGTCTCAGGCTTGCCAATGAACGTGTCGCGCAGCCATGTCGCCGCTTGTGTGTCGCCTTTGTACGCCTTGTTCCGCTGCGCCCGACATATTGCCAGCCAGCTATCCATCTCGCCCTGACTTGTGCTGACGCTTTCACGCAAGACGCGCAGACCAATCGCCTTGAACTCCTCACGCCGCTTGGTCGCACCGTTGACGCCCGTAGCGTTTCGCACCTCGCCCTTCTTGGCGGGACGCAGGTTTTCTAAGCTGCGCCTATTCATGGTTGTGACTTTAGGCATAAGCGCAAACGAAAGCCGCCCCGGATGTCCGAGACGGCTTAACGATTCGACCGATTACAGATTCTTGAGCGAATCCTTCAGCGCGTAGGTCAAGCCGTGCTTCTCGCAGCGCGCTACCAGTTGCGCCCGAACCTCCAGCCACGGCGCGCCGGGATTGTGCCCACCGACGTGGTTCAGCTTGCCGAGCCACGTCAGGTCGGGCTTCAGCGGTGCGACAACATCGAGAATTGCCAGCGTGTCGGAGAGCGTGATAACCGGCTCGCAACTGACCCAGGTTCCGACGCCCGCCGACTTCGCAGCCGCCAGCATTGCCAGCCGGTTCTGCGACTTCGGCGCGTCCGGCTCCCAATCCTTGACGGTCTCGGGCAGCCACGCGGCCAGCGTCACGCCTACCCGGTCGCCCGAGTCCAGCAGCGGAAGGTCGCGTGCCAGCAGTGCCGTGTCGGTGCTCTTGGTCAGTATCTGCACGTTGCCGCCGACTCGCTTGACCTCCTGAATCGCCATCCGGGTCTGCCGGTGCTCGGCTTCGTTCGGCTGATACGGGTCGCCAATAAAGCACAGGTGGATTCTCGGCCAGGGTTTGCGG